AGTCGGTGTGCGCATGCGTATTGTAAATTGTCCGCATGGCCGACATGGACCCTTTGCTGTCAGAGACCTGCCCCGCCGCCGAGACGGAGCCGCCCACTTTCAAATCCCCGGCCAGCTCCGCCGTCGGGGTGGTAAGCACCACTTTATTGCCGGCGACAACTTCGATAATGCGTCCACGCTTGAGGTGCACCTTGTCGCCCTCATCAGAGTATAAACACACCTCGCCGTTGACCAATTGCACGCGATAGCGCCGGTCCTCGCTGGCAATGGCGATAGTGGTGTTTCCCTGGGCAACAACCAGCACTTCAGCCCCCGGAAGAGGGCTGGAGCCGAAGCCATACTGTTGAAAAAGCTCGCGCGCGCGGATGGTTTCCCCGTCGCGGCCCGTCGCGGAGAACAGCTTGGCGGCGGCGTCGGTAATCCCTGTAAGAATGGTTCGGATAAACCGCATTATGCCCCCGGCAGGGAGAGCCGCACCTTGGTCGTGCGGCCTTCCGTGCGTGTCAGTGAAAACGTCCTGCCTATGACGAGGAACGGGCCGTGCAGGCCGTTCATTTCGTCGTCGACGTCGCAGAATTCATTAATGGCCCAGAGTTTGCCATTGTTGGTGTGGCCGGGCACGGTGTACTCGGCGACAAAACCTTGGTGCCGCTGCTGGGAAATTAGAAATTTGACACGATAGTCCAGAAAGGCCAACTCTGTGTCGTCGGTGACTACGCGGAGCTTCGGAATGCCGATGGATGGATAACAGCTGTCTTGCATGACAACGCTGGTGGGCTTAGAAACAGAACCGGAAGGCAGATCCGAAACAACCTGTATACTTTTATACCAGCGGCTCAGGTCTTTAGTGAGGTGGCCTGTTTTGGCATTATTCCCCCGACCATTATTGTGCATGGTGATTTTATATTTCGCTGAACCGGCGGAACGCGGTGTAGTATAGCAGAGCGTGCCGTCAGGAAGTGCCATGAACAGCAATCCGAACTGTTTGGCATGGCCACGCAGAGCGTCGCAGATGCTTTGCCCCAAGGTGCGCTGCATCGCAGTAATTTCATGCGCCTTGGCCTTGCTGGCGACAGTGGAATACCGCACCTGCTTCAGTCTGGGAATGGGAACTAACGCCAATAAGGCTTGCGTCAGTGTCTCCAGAGTTACCTGACTTAGATCCGGAGAAATCGCCAGTTGCCAATCCACTATAGCTCCCATCATATCCCTGCCGTGGTACTCCAACCGGTGCTGGGTCTTATCGACGATGCGAACCTGTTTGTCGATATAGCCGGTCATGGCCAGCTCGCCGTTGATCTCCAATGTGCAGGCCGCGCCCACGGCTATATCCACATCCGGTCGCGCGCATTCGAAGGCGAACGCGCCGGCGGCGGCATACATATCCGCGTCCACCTGGTAACTGAGCCAGTTGCGGAACACTTTTCCACCGACCTTAAGAACGATGCTGTCCGTCATGCGGCCTCCGGCGTGTAGATGTTGATAGTTCCGCATACCTCGTTCGGGTTGGGGATTTTATTTATTGCGAGGATGCGCGGCGCGGCGGCATGCGGCAGCCCATAGCGAAGGCAAATCAGATGCAGCGGTGTCGGTACGTCCACCGTCACCTGCACAATACGCTCACGCTGGAGCTTTATTCCATCCACATAAGCTGTCAGGATGCCGGCCATGTTCTTGTACGGTTGCGGGTTGAAGCCGCCAACGCGGGCGGCGTCCACCGCGGCCTGCAACGCAGTCCGGGAGAGTGCCAGTGTTTCCTCCAGCTCGTTCACCGTCATAATATCGGTCGGCGTTGCGTTGCCATCGTCCGTTGTGGTGGCCTCATCTTGTGTAAGGACGAACTGGCCGGCTCCATCAATTACGCTGGTTTTCTCCGCAGCGGCGCTGGCGTCGCGCAACTCCTGGTCGCTTGTATAAACTTCCGCCGCCGAAAGCGCCACTTGCTCGGCGAAGGACATTTTCAATATGGCGTATACAATGTCGCCGGCGGCGGCTCCGCCGGCGGAGCCAGCGCCGAAGCCCTCGAATGCCGCAGCCAGCTCACGCCCGGCTTCATCCAGTTTTCGCAGGAATGTGGCCGGTGCGCTCTTCAGGGTGGTATACGCGACGCTGTAGCGCTCAACGGCCTGCGCCACGGCCAGGGTGAACCGGCCGGGCAAACCGGACGCAAAGTTCAGGAAAGAGGTGAACGAGGTGTCCGGGTTCGACACCTCGGTCATCAGGTTCTCGAATCTGCCTGCGGCCTCGGTCAGCTTATTCGTTATCTGCGTCTGATACTGTTTCGCCTTGCCGTAGACGGTTGATATCCGACCCATCATGTCTTTCAACTTGCTATATCGCGCGGTCGCGGCAATCTTCGCCTGGGCGCTGACGGCGTCAGTTATGGACGCTTTGTCGGTTTCAGCCTTGCCAAACTTTTCAATCAGCCCTTCCACAAATGTAATGTCCAGGACAGCCGTACGCTCCGAATCGTCGTGCCGGCAGGAGACCTTTTCCACATCGCCTATGAGCTCGCCGTAAGCGGGATGATAGAATACACGGTCCGTCTTTGACGTCAGGAGCTTGTTGAGCAGCTCGATATGGGCATCATAGGTCTCGTCTATAAAATAGGCTTTGAAACTGACCGTGCGCGCCTTGAACCCCATGTCCTCGAGCAGCGCGCCGGGGCGGAAGGGGAACTCATGGCGGACAAGGGATTTTTCGAAACCGTCATCCACAAACTCCAGATCAAGCTCGATGCCGTCCAGACTAGGATTACGAGCCATAGGTCCCCCGTGCAGTATTGTTGCTGATATCGACCGAAGCCGCACCCGTGGTATTTGTAACCAGCTTGCCTTCGCGGTCCACGTTGAGGTCGATGGTGATTTTATTGATTGCACCGGCGGCGGCGCGACGGCTGTAATCCTCGACGCGCTCGGTCAGCCATTGCCAGGGCGTAAGTCCGGTTTTATCAGCAGCCCAATCTGCAAATGGTGCGATAACACGTTTTCCAACTTCATACCCGTATAACCCAGAGCCGAGGACTGCGCCACCGGTTAGCAAGTTAGGAATGGTTGCCAGACCCGCGGCACCTTTCAAGAGCGCGGCTTTGCCGAGGACGGCGCCGGCGGCAGCGGTGGCTATAGGCTTGCCCCACTTATCAAGGATCATGCCGGCACCGACCGCACTAGCTGCCCCGCCAAGCCCCATGCCTGCCGGGAAATTAGTGACAAAGACAGGGGTCACACCGGCGGCGGCTTGCAGCGCTTTCCCTTCCGCCACGCCTTTGGCAAGGTTTGTTGCTCCGCCGAACAGGTTCAGCCCAAGACCCTTCAACCCGGCGAGGACGCCACCGGCGGAGACCAGCGCTTTCCAGCCGTGGATTCCCGCGTAGACCAAACCTGCGGCGGCCGCAAGGCCGATAAACCCGGTAGTCAGTTTTGCCAGGCCGGGGTAGTCACGGAACAGGTCGCCAAAACCGGCCGTCACGTCTTTGCCGGCACGCGCCATTTTTGCGAGGCCCGGTGTCCATGGCGCGAAAAGGGCGGCCATTGTATTTTGCACCGCGTGCCGGAGCTCCAGGAATGAAGCGGACAGGCCTTCATTCTGTTTGTGAATGGCAGTGATTGCGTCATCCCTGCGGGCGGCCGCCGCGGAAAACTCCGTCAGGCGCTCGTTGTCGAAGAGTCCAAGCGCGGCGTTGTCACCGGCTTCACCGAACATCAACTTGAACGCGGTCTGACGGCGAACAGCGTCAGCACCGACAAAGCGGGTCTTTAATTGCTCCTGGAGCGCGTCGAAACCAACGAACTGCCCATCCCTGAAAAAGTTCAGATTCCACGCCCGCGCTACACGTGCCGCGTCGCTCTGTGGATTACCGGCCATGCCAAGCATTGATCCCATCAGGGCGTCCAGCGCGCCGCCAGGGCGGCCAACGTGCTCCATATATCCAGCCACTGTTATGGCGTCCTTGGCTGACACGCCCAAAGCGTGCATCTGTTGGCCGGTGCGGGCCAGCGCGGAACGGATTTCATCGGGTTTCGCGCCTGCCTGCTGCATCCAGTTCAGCAGGCCTTTCATTTCGTCCGGACCAGCGACCTTGAACTGTTCCCGGAGTTGCTCCATCAGCTCGGCCATGCTCTCGCCGGGGACACCCTTGAGCTGCGCGAGGGCCAGCGCGGTTTCGCCCAACCCGCCGGCGGTAATGTCTTCTGCGGAGAAACCGCGTTTCAACAGGAGGTTCTGGAACTCCGCGGCCTCCGCGGCGGCGACAGGAATGGACTGCGACAGCGATATGGCCGAGTTATTCAACTTGCCCAGCTCCACGTTCAGCTCGCTGGCGCTCTTGCGGCCATTGTCCAGGGAAGTTCGGGCTTTCAGACCCAGCGTCTCCAGGCTGGCGGCCGCCGCGAGTCCCGGCTCCGCCAGTTTCATGCTGGTATACGCCACGCCGAGACCCTGCGCCGTCTTAAAAAGGTGGTCTTTTGTCGCCTCGAAGCTGGCCATGACCTTTTTCCCCTCCGCGCCCAAGGCGCGGAGGTTGTTTTCGAGGCGACCAATCACGTTGCTGGCCGCATCGGCTGCGGTGAAGGTCAGGGCCAACTTCATTGCTTCGGACATGAGTTTTTCCTTTTCGGGCGACTTACTTTATACGTTTCCGTCGTGCTACTCTTAAGCGCGGCGTAGGCTTCGCAGAACACAGTCGCTTCATCTTCCGGCAGACCGAGGGCGTCCGTATAGCTAAAGCCCATCTGTAACAGCACCAGGATGAGCCGCGCATCCTGGTTACGAAGCCTGGGAAAACTGTGCGCCGGCTTTTTCAAGCGCGGCAAAATCCTCCAGGGAAAGGTCCAGAACCAGTTCCGGCGTTATGGCCTCGGCAGGAATATCGCCGAGGCGGACGATACGCTTTGCCCACAGGCAGACGGCGGCATAGGCGTTATCCTCGGAGGCGCGAGCCTTGTCCGGCCCGGACAGGATGTCCAGGTTGTCGCGGACGGTGGCCCGGCGCAGCTCGAACTCCCGGTGAACAGCGCCCTTGTATTCCACGCCGACCGGCAGCGTGCCTTTTACGGTTTTGACCATATTATTTCTCCGTCCGCTTGGCTGCGCCGAGTGACACTGTCATGGTCGCCTCATTTTCGGCGTCATACTTCACATCGCCTTCCGTGAGCACGAAAACACCAGTGAAGACGATTTGCCTGCCGCCGGATTCCGTTATGGTCAGCGTGCCATCTGAGACCGTCGACCAGTCAAAGGCCCCGGTTTCCGGCAGGACATATTCTACGTCCACCGCATAGCGCGGCGTCATTTTGATGAAGCCGGTCTTGCCCATCAGCTTCACGGCTTTATGCCGGTCAACGGCTTTGGGCGTCACGGATTTGAAGTCGCTTATGTTCTGGCCGTTTACGGCCAGGACTATGCTTGAAACATAAAGGTCAGGCATTTGTTTTCTCCTTGATATGGGCGGGCGGTTTTACCCGCCCGCCTTATGGCGTTTTTAGAGTATAAGGTCTATGCGACTGGCCACCACGTGCAGGCCGTTCACCACATCCGCCGGTATTGCGGCGTCGCAGCGGTTCACATCCTGCGCATTGCGTTCGACAATCAGGGCGGCCTTGTGGGCGTCGACGTTCTCGATTATTTCGAGCTCCTCGCACTTCTTGAGGACGTCGTATAACTCCGCCCACACTTTGTCGCATGTTTTATTGTTGAGCTTTTCCCTGGGGAAGCGGGTGTCTACACGGAGCCGGGCGGCGTCACGGACATAATCCAGCTGGCGAGGCGTGGTAATATCCAACAGCGTGGCGTCCGGGTTGCCGGCACTGTTCTTCGTGTAGGTCGTTATTGCACGGACGATCTGCACGACCTCGCCGGAGCCGACTTCCAGCGGTGACACGCCATTCTGCAAGCAGGATTCTTGCTCGGGATCAGACAGACGCTGGCCTATCGGCGGTACCGCTATCCCCGTAAGCTGGAGTGTGTTAAGCGGCCTGGCGGGATCTTCCTCACCGGCGGCCAGCGCGGCATATGCGGCGGCGACTTCGCAGGGCAGGGAGGCTGTGCCGCGCAGGTAGGCCGCGCTTATGCGCCAGCCATTGATCTGCGCTGTGAGCGTGGTAGCTGCGGCCATTGCGCCGGTAGTGGCGTATACACCGATGCCCGACTTGGCCACACGGGCATGGCTCATCGCGTCGAGATGTGTCCTCAACGCCGTTATGTTCGCCTGGTCATTGTAGGGCAAAGCAACGACATGATAACGCTGGCCCACCACGACAGCAAGGGCGGCGGTTATGTCCGGGTCGCCGACGCCGGACGCCATGGCGACTATGCCGGCGGTCACGCTGCCTGCGGTAACGGTGGCCGCCAGGGGTATCTGGCCGCCGAGCGTGCCGGCATTCTTCGCCGTCAGCGTTATCACCGCGCCATTCACTGCGGCAGTGACCGGCAGTTCCGGCGTCTGAGCAAGCAGTTCCTGGAGCGAGGCGGCTATGTCTGCGGCGACATCGCCCTGGGCAATGGACACGGACAGGTTTTTGTTGCCCACTTTGAGGGTCAGCAGACCGGATGACGTGGCTGGACCGGTTATGGTAATGGTGCCGGTCGCCGCAACCGAGGCCGCCGCGTCCGCTATGGGCAGGACTGTGAGGTCCAGGTAACGGTACGCCTTCAGCGCGGCCACGACCATGAGGCAGGCAAGCGAGCCGGAGCCGAACAGCTCGGCGGCCTCGCTGGAACTGTAAACCTGCACGGGCACATTGGCCGCCGCGCTGCCGGCGGCGAGCTTTTGCGCCACGATAAGCATCTTCTGCAAGTTCGCGGGCAGCGTGCGGCTGGCAAGCTTGAGGTTGAATTCAAAATACTTGCCGGGTTTGCGAATGCTGGTTGGGATTGTGTCGAATTGTATCGGCATTACGGCTGTCCCCCTTCCGCGACGACTTCAAGACTGCCGTCTGCAATCAGGCGCAGATAGTAGGCCGACGCGGGGACCTCTACCGCCTGTTCAGCCGTTATATACTTGCGCGGCTGTCCTTCCATGGGGCACTGAAGCCCCGCTTTTGCTTTTACCTTCATATTGCTCTATGCCTCCTCAAAATTTACTTCTTGTTCCAAAATTGCAGGCTTCTCACCGTTAAGCAAAAAGCTCATGCCGAGCGTCAGGAGCTGCACGCTTTCGGCCTCTTCCGCCTTTCGCACCGTGTACGACGTGCTGAAATCCAACTGGTATATCCCTATTCCGGCTGCAAGTTCCTCCGGCTCGGTAACATCTATGAAGCCGGTATACTTGAGGGGCGCAATGTCCAGCTCCAGGGTTTCCAGGAACAGCAATTGCGATACCGCTTCTATCAACGGATATGCCCCTTTCCGGCGGGCGGCGTCACCCCTCAAATTCGGAACAACAAGCCAGAGCGAAAGACTGACCGATTGCTTCAGCGAACCGACACACGGATTAGACGCTTCGCCCTTCCGGGTGGACAGCATGTAACTGGGGCCGGCAACCAGACATGACCCGCCTTTCGGTATGTCCACATAGGCGAGCCTCTGGGCCTTGGCCGTCAGCCTGGCGATGATGGCCTCCTCAATTGCGGCTATCATTAGGCTGCCCTCTTTGAGGCGAGCTGTTTGAGGTGCGCTATCATTTCTGCCCCGTGAGCCTTAGGTACATCCGCTCGCCGAAAACGAAAGAG